GCACTGATGGGGATTGAAGTCTCTTTTGATGTAGACAATCCCGCAGCTGTTGAATTTCTCAGGAATAAGACAATGAGATTTGCCGAACAGGTGAATCAAACTACGATAAACGATTTAAAACAGCAACTGATAGCTGGATTCCAGAACGGTGAGAGCATTGATGAAATTGCCGAACGAGTCAGAAGTGTATTTGATTTTGCAACAGAATCAAGGTCAAGAACGATTGCGAGAACGGAGATAATCGGAGCAACGAATGCAGGCATAGAAGACACATTCAAGGAGTCTCAGGTAGTTGAATACAAGGAGTGGCTTACTGCAAGAGATGAACTTGTCAGAGAAGCCCACATGGCTGCAGATGGGCAAACGGTAAAACTTAACGAAGTTTTTGATGTAGGGGGAGAGGCTCTCAGCTTTCCCGGTGATCCTAATGGGTCACCTGGGAATATCGTGAATTGCAGATGCACTCTGCTCCCCGTTTTAAAAGAAGGAGGTAATGAGTGATGGAGGAGAAACTTTATACAAAAGCATTTGTCAAGGAAATAGATGAAAATGAGCGAACCTTAGTTGCTTATGCAAGCACGGAAACACTTGATAGAGATGGAGATATAATTGAAGCAAGTGGATGGGTGCTTGATAACTTCCGTAAAAATCCGGTGCTGTTGTGGGCTCACCGATATGATATGCCCCCCATCGGCAAGGTATTATGGGTCAAGCATGATGGTAAAAGTTTAAAATTCAAGGCAAGGTTTGCTGATACTCAGATGGCAAGTGACATCTGGAGGCTTTTTAAAGACGGTTATCTTAATGCGTTTTCCGTAGGTTTTATCCCGATTGAAATGAAATACGAAGAAAGAGACGGCAGGGAGGTCAGGGTATTCAAAAAGCAGGAACTGCTTGAAATCAGTGCAGTGCCTGTGCCTGCCAACCCTGACGCTCTCGTTGCCGCAATTGAACAAGGGGAGGTTGTGATTATGAGTAAGGCATTGAAAGATGAATTAGAACTACTTGGAAAAAGCGTAGTACCATTCCGTTCTTATCCAGCCCTGCCCAATGATACTCCCTGGAGTGCTGCAGCTGCCAGAAAAAGAATTGCACAATGGGCAAGCTCAGATGGGTCAGGTGATAAAGATAAAATCAAATGGTCAAAATATAGACAAGGCTTCGCACAATACGATGAAAATAATCCTGAGAATTTTGGTAGCTATAAGTTACCCCATCATGATGTGAGGGATGGTAAACTTTACACCCATCCCAGAGGGACTTATGCAGCAATGGCTGCAATTTTGGGGGCAAGGGGTGGTGTTAATCTTCCAGAAAAGGAGCGGAAAGGTGCTTATAACCATATAGCCAAACACTACAAAACAGACCTTGATAAAGAACCTCCGGAATACAGGGAATACAGTGAGGCCGAGCTTAAAGAGATGTTCCCCTGGGTATATGAGCTTCCGGAGGAAGAATGGAAAGCACTTATCGGTGACATCGCAACAAAGGAGGAAATCGATATGGAAGAACTCAAGGCATTAATAGACGAACTCAGAGAGGAGTTCAAGAAGGAAATCGAGGGATTAAGAAAAGAAATCAAAACATTCAGGGAGTCTCTCAAATCCCCGGAGGCATCAGTCCCCCAGGGTGGGGATGGAGATGTCAGGGATGAAGATGAGGAACTCTCTATTGATGACATACGAGAAGCAATAAAAGAAGTAATCTCTGAATTAACAGGAAAGGAGGTATAAACGATGAACAAAGATGAACTCAAAACTCTCATAAAAGAGGAATTCGAGAATTTAATAGAGATACAGAGGAAACTCTATAAAGAACCAGAGCCTGACCAGAAAAAGACAGCTATGGACAAAATGGTGGAATTCGTAAGAAACCTCTCTAAGGGACTCACGGAAGGCACGGATTCCGCAGGTGGGTATCTTGTTCCTGAGGAGTTCAGGGCTGAGGTGCTGAGGATAGCGAAGGATGTAGGCTATGCAATGAGACTTGCCACTAAAATCCCGATGAAGACTGACACGATGAACATACCTTCTCTTGCCAGCTCTGTGTCTGTGGGTTGGGTGACTGAAGGTAATGCGGCATCTGAGTCCACACCCAGTTTCGGTCAGGTTCAGCTCTCGGCAAAGAAGATGATGGCTCTTACTGTTATATCAAGTGAATTGCTTGAAGATGCAGGGGTGGATGTTGTTAATCTGTTAACTACACTCTTCGGTGAAGCTATAGCTGAGGAAATAGATAAACAGGTGTTTACTGGTTCTGGTTCTCCATTTACTGGAATCTTGAACAACTCGAATGTGAATATAACCACAATGGGAAGTGGAGACACAACTTACAACAAAGTAGATTTTGATGACCTTATCAATGTAGTTGCTTCTGTGGATGCAAATGCAAAGAAAGGTGCTGCCTGGTTCATGCATCCCACAGTTGTGGCTGTGATAAGAAAACTCAAAGATTCGAACGGTCAGTATCTCTGGGCTCCTCCTGTAGGTGGTCAGCCTGCTACAATACTGGGCTATCCTGTCTATGAAATCATAGATATGCCTTCCACAAGTGACAGCTCTCAGGCCAACAAGGCATTTATTGCGTTCGGCAATCTCAAGTATGTGTATCTTGGAATCAAGGGTGATATGAGCGTGGAAGTGCTGAAAGAGGCTACAATCGGAAGCACAAAACTTGCTGAAACTGACCAGAAAGCTCTCAAAATCAGACAGAGGCTCGGATTTGCTATAGCTCTGCCTAAGGCGTTCGGTGTGCTTAAGACTGCTGCATCATGAGAATATGGGAACTAACGGGGGAGGGTTCAATCCCCTCCCCTTTCAAACATGAAGGAGCAAACAATGTATAAAATCAAAACAAAAGCAAGAATATGGTATGATGGCAGATTATATCAGCCCGGAAAAGTATACGAAGTAAATGAAGATTTTGTCAAGGCTGTAGGTGAAAAATATCTTGATATAATTGAGAAGCCTAAACCTATGAAAGAAGTGAAAAAGAAAAAAGACAAAATGATAAGGAGAGCAAAGGAGACTAAATAATGACTAACCCTCTGGAGCTTGCAGATTTAAAGTCTTTGCTTGGCATAGATGCTGCTGATACTTCTCAGGATGATATTTTGAATCTTGCTCTTAATGCAGCATGGAGCTATATCAAGAGTTATTGTAATCGTGATTTTATTGCACAGGATTACACTGAGACACAGTATTTCAATCTTTCGCAAAGAGACTTTGTGGTTCTGAGACAGTATCCGGTAAATTCTGTAAGTTCTCTCAAAATTGATGGCACAACTGTAAGCAGTGATTATTATGAGCTTGACAGTGCAAGCGGAATAATCACCCTGAAGTTTAATTATCTTCTGGATGAAGATGAGGGCATTGACTATTGCAAAGCTGAAATCAGTTACAATGCTGGTTATACTTATGATGAGAACACTAACGAAATCAAGACAGAATTATCTGACCTCTATTATGCAGGATTACAGCTTGCAGCAATGAAGTATTATTCATTTTCTCAGGGGAGACTCGGATTAAAGGCGATTCATGCAGGCGGTGAAACAGTGAATATTCAGGACATAGATGAGGGGTTACCGATTGAGATTAAAATAGTGCTTGACAGGTATAAGAGGAAATTATGAACGATAAGGTTTTCGCTGTGCAGATAAGGGGTGCTGAGGATGTGGCAAGGTGGTTGCACAGGAATTATAACCGTTTTGAAAAAATTATCTGGACTTTCCTACAGAAATGGGCAATGGGAACAGTGAAAGTAACTAAAGAGGAATACTTAACTGACCCAGGGCGACCTTACAGGATTAGCAGAACAGGAAGGCGGTATCCCATTTATCCCAGACCCCGGATTGGTGTAGTAACAGGCAGATTGAGAAGCTCTTATGGTTCAAAAGTCAGTCAAGATGGAATTTATCAGCAAAATCGTAGTGTAATGGGGTTCAGCATCAAAGTGGGAACTAATGTTAATTACGCTTCAGAACTAATTGAACGCAAGTATGATTTTAGAGAAAAGGGGGCAATGCATTTTTACAGAAGTTCAGATATGACAAGACTTGTAAACGAATTGGGAAGGAGGCTATTCGGTGAGTAGGAAATACGAGATTTATTCGGCAATAAAAAGTGCTTTAGTATCGAATTTGAGTGATGTAAAAATTGTAGATGGTCATCCCACTGCGGGCAATAGACAATTAACCAAACAAAAAACTATTGGAATTTCTATTGGTAATGAGGTCTGGACGGATACACAGAGACCCAACTGCGAATTAACTATCTGGATAGATTGCTTTTATAAGAATGCTTATAAGAATCTTGATGATTTTCTTGCATTTGAGGAACAGGTATTGAGTGTCTTACTCTCAGAATGGGATTATGACTTGTCTTATATCAAAGGAACTTATGTGATTAGCATTAACACAGATGAGGGGCTTTTAACTCCGCACGGCAGTTTTCATATTGAGCTGCGTGTGGAGTATTACAGGGATGTTAGAAACTTTTAAACAAGGAGGTAAAGTAAAATGGCAGTAAGAGAACTCTGGAATTTATATGCAGCTGTAGAGACCAGTTATGGGTCAGAGGCCACAATAAGCGGTTCTGATGTAATTGAAGTTTTTGAAGTCAGTGTTAAGCCTGCTCATAGTGTGCTGGAAAAGACCCCCAATCCTCAATATTTAAACGAGGTGGGAGATATAATTGAAGGAAAGAGATGGCTGGAGCTTTCATTTAAAACTTACCTCAAGGGTGCAGGCACAAATCAGGCTCCGGTAGTGGGTAGATTTCTGCAGGCGGCAGGATTCAATGAAAGTGTGGATGATGTGAGTGGACATGCTGAATATACACCCATTAATACTTCAGAATCGTTGACAATTATAGCTCAGGCTGATAACGGATATGAACTCAAAGGAGTAGGCTGTATCGTAAAAAGCTTTTCGATAGTGGGAGCAGTTGGTGATTTCCTCATTGCTCAATTTGATGTAGTGGGATTGTTCAGTTCTGAATCGGCAACCGTGACATCACTCACACCTTCCTATGAGGATTCGAGTCCACTTATAGTCAAGGGCGGCACATTGGGAACTGGATTAGCTGACAAATACTGGAAAAATCTTGAGATTGCAGTCGATAATAC